GAATACAATGATCTGTACCGTGAAAGAGATTCCCGCCCAGATGCAGATAAATTTGCAGATCCAGAATTTGTCTATACAACTTACAACGATGAATTAGGTTTAACACCTATACCCGATACAAGCAATCGAACATTAAAGTTTGATTATTACATAACAAATACGGCTTTATCTTCGCATGATGACACATCAGTAATACCAACAAGATTCGAGCCTGTTGTTAACTCTCGTGCAAAATATTACACATACATGTTTCGTTCGGATGTGCAAACAGCACAGTTTGCTTTGAAAGAATATGAAGATGGCATCAAGCGTATGAGAGTAGAATTGATAAACAGAAAAAATTATATGAGGGCAGTATAAGTGGCTGATCTTAGCGAAACTGGTGCATTTCCTTTTGTTTGTGAAGGTGGGTTAGTTCTTAACCAATCAACTTTCATAATGAAACCCGGACAAGCACTTGAATTGCTAAACTTTGAACCTGACATTGAAGGTGGGTACAGAAGAATAAGTGGATTTAGTAAATACGTATCAGCAATAGTTCCTCAAACAAGTTCATCTGGTGAAGAAGTTTTGATGGCTACAACGTTTGGATCGAGTGTTGTTGCTGCACGTGGAGAAAAAATACATAGTGCAACTCCGGGAGGATCAAGTTGGACTGAAAGAGATACAGGAAGAACAAGTGCAGGAAGATACGATTTTGAACGATTTAATTTTGATGGAAACGATAAGTTAATTGTAACAGACGGAGCAAATGCTCCTACAGTGTTTAACACTTCTTTTACAGCAACAGATGTATCATCAGGTGGTGGTGGAGAAGTTAGCACAGCAGTAACAGGTGCTAAATTCGTAACTGCATTTAAAGACCACATGTTTTATGCAGGTATGTCTGCAACTAAACAAGAATTAGTTTTTAGTGTACCTTTTGATGAAGACAATTTTGCTACAGGAAGTGGTGCAGGAAGTATTAAAGTTGATGATACTATAACAGGACTTAAAGTTTTCCGTGAAGACCTATTTATATTTTGTGAAAATAGGATATTTAAACTTTCAGGTACATCAAGCAGTAATTTTGCTGTAACGCCTGTTACAAGAAACATAGGGTGTGTCAATGGAAACACTATCCAAGAATTTGCAGGAGATCTTATCTTTCTTGGACCTGATGGGCTACGCACTATTGCAGGTACTGCAAGAATTGGTGACGTTGAATTGGGTACTATAAGTTCTAATGTTCAATCTATATTTGATGATAACCTATCTAGTGCTTCTGAATTTCAATCAATAGTTATACCTGATAAAACTCAATATCGAATATTTTTTACTAAAGATGGTCAAGGTCAAAATACAACAAAAGGTGTAATTTGTGTTCTTAGAGGACAACAATTTGAATTTTCAGAAATGCGTGGTATTAGACCAACAGCAACAGATACATTTGTATCATCAGGGGATGTATTAGCTATACACGGTGCAGGGGATGGTTACATCTACAGACAAGAGTCAGGTAACGATTTTGATGGTACATCTATAAATGGAAGATACCGAAGTCCAGACCTTACACTTAACGATCCGGGCATCAGAAAACACATGCAAAGAGTAGTTGTTAACTACGCACCAGAATCTTCTATTGACGCAGACCTTTTTGTTCGGTATGATTATGAGAGTAAAGATTCTGCACGACCTGCTGCATACGCTTTAGATTCAAGTGATATTGCGGCAATATACGCCACTTCTACATACGGTTCAGGTTCATCTGTAACAGGTACGTATGGTGGTGCATCTCAACCCTTAGTAAGACAAGCCGTAGAAGGATCTGGGTTTGCAATAGCTTTAAGGGTAAATGACGGGGGAACAACCGCACCCTATTCACTAAAAGGATTCCAACTGGAATATCAACTAGGAGCGAGAAGATAAATGGGAGCAACCTATACAAGACAATCTTCGTATAGTGATGGAGACGTAATAACTGCAGCTCATACCAATGATGAGTTTAATCAGTTATTAGCAGCTTTCCAAGCATCAACGGGGCATACCCACGATGGTACAGCTAACGAAGGAGGACCAATTACTAAACTTCTAGGTAATTCTATTACACTGGGAGCAGGCACAGCAGGTACGGATATAACACTTACATTTGATGGTGAAACATCTGATGGTGTTATGTACTGGATGGAAGACGAAGATCACTTTAAATTTGCTGATGACGTTGTTATAGACAGTACAAAAAAGTTATATTTTTACGATGAAGGTGGAGAATACATTTATGCTTCTGCAGACGGGCAGTTAGATCTTGTAGCGGGAACAGAAATTCAAATTGCAGCAACAACCATAGATATAAATGGTGCTGTTGATATATCAGGCAATACAACTATAGGTGGAAGTTTAATAATAGGTGGTAACACTTTATCTTCTGCTGAATTAGCATTTTTAGACGGAGTTACTGCAGGAACAGTATCAGCAAGTAAAGCACTTGTGGTTGACAGTGACAAAGATATAGCAAGTTTACGTAACATTACATTGACAGGTGAACTTGATGCAGGATCACTTGATGTAAGTGGTGATGCAGACATTGATGGAACATTAGAAGCAGATGCAATTACAGTTGATGGGGTTGCACTAGCAACATATATTAGAGATACTGTTGGAACAAACATGCTTTCAAGTAATACTGAAAGTGGTATAACGGTAACTTATGACACATCTAATGATAATATAGATTTTGCGATTGATGCCGCACAAACAGGCATTACAAGTTTACTTGCTACCGATATAAAAATCGGGGAAGATGACCAGACAAAGATAGACTTTGAAACTGCTGACGAAATACATTTCTATGCAAACAACGTAAGTTTAATATCTCTTACCAATGCAAACAGTGGTGACGCAGTATTAACTGTACCAACAGCAGATAAAAACTTTACAGTTAAAGGAACAGATGGTTCTTCTGCAGTTACTGCTTTAGACATTGATATGGCGGCTTCTGGGGATGCTACATTTAATAATAAAGTTATTGCCGCTGAGTTAGATATTTCTGGAGATGTTGATGTTGATGGAACACTTGAAGCAGACGCAATTACAGTTGATGGTGTTGCTTTAGGTACTTTTATCAGAGACACTGTTGGCACAAATATGGTGTCTAGTAATACTGAAAGTGGTATTACAGTAACTTACGACACAAGCAATGATAACATTGACTTTGCAGTGGATGCTGCACAAACTGGGATAACAAGTTTGTTAGCAACAGATATAAAGATTGGTGAAGATGACCAAACTAAAATAGATTTTGAGACTGCTGATGAAATACATTTCTATGCAAACAACGTAAGTTTAGTATCTCTTACTAATGAAAATAGTGGGGATGCAGTGTTGACTGTTCCTACTGCTGACAAAAACTTCACTATCAAAGGAACAGACGGTTCTTCAGGTATTACTGCTCTTGATATAGACATGGCAGATGCAGGTAAAGCAACCTTTAACGGCGATGTTAACGTAGGTGGGGAAGTACAAACTGCAAATATAGGGTATACTGATGGCGACAATGCGATGTCAATTGCAGATGGAGGTGCAGTTACTTTTTCACAAGCACCAGTATTTCCCGATGGATCAATTAACATAGCCGATTTAGATATAGACGGCGGAAGTGACATAGGGGCTGATTTAACTACATCAGACTTAATTGTAGTAGACGATGGGGCTAATGGAACTAACAGAAAAGCTGCTTTATCGAGATTAACAACATTTATGAGTGGACAAGGGTTTTCAACAGACGACCCGACCGCACTTGCCATCGCTTTAGGGTAATATAGGAGAAAATAATGGCAAATACATTTAAAGTAGTAACTTTTGCAGCCGAGCCAAATTCTGCAGGAACTCCGTATACTATTTATACTACACCGGGTAGCACAACAACAGTTGTAATTGGGTTAATTCTAACAAACATACATACTTCACAAGTTACAGCAGAAGTAGAACTTGTTAGTGATACATCGGGTGGTGGTAGAGGAGCTACAAACGGAACAGCATTTCTTGCAAAAGATGTACCCATACCAGTAGGTTCGTCTTTAGAATTGTTATCGGGTGGTAAAGTAATACTAGAAACAACAGATATTTTAAAAGTGGATTGTAGTGTCGCTGACAAATTAAGTGGTACACTAAGTATAATGGAGATTACATAATATGCCCTACATAGGTAATGAAGTTCCTGCACACTTTCAGTCATCACCTGCAGTCGTAAGATTTAATGGTGATAATTCTGATACTACGTTTGCATTAGGAAGAACTGTAGGTTCTGTTCAAGATATACTTGTATCAGTAGATGGTGTTGTTCAAGACAGTGCTGCTTATACAGTTCCTGATGGTTCTACATTAACATTTACTGCTGCACCTTCCACAGGTACTAATAATATATTTGTTTATTTTCTTGAACCAAATGCAGGTTCAGTAACTCCTGCGGCAGAAAATAAAGGTAATTTTAAAGCAGGTGG